GATGGTGCTGATGCAGTTCTCGTCTATTGTCCACGTGCAGGTGACCGGAAAGATCTGTTTTCATTTTTTCCAGATAAGGTAACTAAATCCAAAGTACTTACAAGGATGTTTTACCGGAATGAAGATGGTACACTGATGCAAGATAAAACTCGCGTAGTGCGCTATGGACATGTTAAAACAGATCAGGCAGAATTTGATGGACCGTTTGTTCAATACACCAAGGAAACATTCAAAGGGATGTGTATGGCTTCTCATATCTATGAGAGCGATTCCCGTTCCTATTTTGTAGGTTTTCATGCTGCAGGTCAAAAGAGTAACATGAAAATTGGTGCGTTGACGTGCATTACTTCAGGTGCGTTGAGGAGAGCTCGAGAACAGTTGGAATCACGACCTACGGTGCTTATACCAAAGAGTATGGGTAACATGCAGACTGAACAATACGACATTGATTTTACTCCGAGGGAAGAAATTGAAGCTAAGAGTCCTACTAGGTTTCAAGAGGAAGGTCATATTTCACATTTTGGTACTATGCCAAGGGGAAAGGTCAGGCCACGCTCTGCAGTTATTATTTCACCAGCTTCGGAAACAGTTGAAGCTGTGACTGGAGTTGCACGACAGCACGGAAAACCAGCAAACTGTAGGAAATTTGGAGATGATGGCGAAAGTGTTCCTGCTTGGGATCCGTACCAGAAATTTCTGTCGAAAGCGGGAAATGCTTACCAGGAGTTTGATACGGAGACCCTAGAGTGGGCAATGCTCGATTATTGCAAAAACATTGATGACATTTGCAAGAGTCCATCTGGAAAACAACTTTTAGATAAGGTCAGAATTTTGTCTGAGGTTGAAACGGTTTCCGGTGTGGATGGTATGCGATTCGTCGACAAGATGAAAGCAGGTACATCTATGGGTTGGCCGCTGAATAAACCAAAGAGAGATTTCATGATTGAACTTGAAGTTGATGATGAGAAGAATGTCGGTGGGAATACATGTCCGATGACAATGGATGATGATACCCTCGCAATTGCAAAACATGCCAGGTTACGATGGTTGGAAGGGACACGATCCTACGATTGTTTTAAATCGTGTACCAAAGACGAACCGACATCTCTTACCAAAACGAAAGTCAGAGTTTTTCAGGCAGGCCCCGTTCCCTTAGGATTCAACGTGAGAATGTATTTCCTTACCATGTGTCACTTTCTTTCCATGGCATCACTTAAATCAGAGTGTGCCGTGGGTATCAATTCACAAGGTCGTGGTTGGCACGAGTTGAATGAGTTTATGATTAAGTTTGGTGAGGACAGGATTGTTGCAGGAGATTTTAGTGCGTATGATCAACATATGTCAGCAAGAATGACATTGTGCGCATTTAAAGTTTTTGAACACATTGCAAAGAAAGCAGGTTATTCAGATGAGGATATCTGCATTATGCGAGGGTGTGCAACAGAAATTTGTTTTCCTGTCATGTCTTTGGACGGTGAGTTGATACAGTTGTACGGGTCAAACCCATCTGGACAACCATTGACAGTATATTTGAATTCGATTGTTAATTCTTTATATCATCGTTGTGTTTTCAAGAAGATCTATCCCAATTTTCAGGGGAGATTTTCTGACGTTGTCGCTTTGATGACGTATGGTGATGATTGTAAGATGTCAGTTCACAGAGATTATCCTTTGTTCAATCACACGAACATTCAGGCGAAATTTGCTGAATATGGAATCAAATATACAATGGCAGAGAAGGAGGCAGACTCAGTGCCTTACATCAATCATATGGACGCTGATTTTCTGAAAAGGAAATCACGTTGGCAAAGTGATTGGTGTTACCGTAAATCTGATGGGAAATTGCAAAAGGGATTATGGTTAGCGATGTTAGATGAGAAGTCAATTTTCAAAAGTCTACATTGCAACCTAAAATCAAAAGAGCAATCCCCCACAGAAGTCGCGGTGCAGTGCATCGAAGGTGCAATGCGCGAGTGGTGGTTTTACGGTGAAGAAGTTTTCAATAATCGTCATGAACAAATGAAAGAGGTTGTTAAACGATTGGGATGGGAAAACTTCATGAGTCCAGGATTTGATGATACTTATCACCAGAGACGAGAACGATGGTTCGAAGAGAACGAAGTGTTCTACGCTGATGATGAGATCGTTGAGGTCCAAGAATCTGAGTAAAAGATTCGCCGACCCGGAATGTCGTTAAAATTGTCCCCCTGTACACCGATTACAGAGTGAGATTAATTTCAATTTGGTGAGAGAAGGAAGCTATACTTGGTGAACTTTTTCCATGGACCAGGGACCATGGATAACAGGACGCTACTTCTCAATATTTTAAATCCTGGGACCTCGACGTGCGTTGGTCGTATGCACGTACGAGTTTAAATAAAATGACCGAAAAC